GGTAAAGCCCTTGACCAAATGGACATTATATCATAAAAACTTTCTATTGGAAACATTTGGTTCGTAGGTTTTATAACTCTGGCACGAGTTTGAAAAACCTCAGAAGCTTCTGGAAGTCCACACTGGGCTTCCAAGTCAAGGAAATCATCTACAGCTAACAAGTTGTTTTCGGCAACATAGCCTAATCCAACCGCCATAGGTTGTAAATAATTGAAATCAGGTCCAGCTCTAATAAATATAGCTATCGGTATAATAGGGGCCTGATCTAATGCCGTAGAAACGACATCAGCACGAAACTTTAACATTGACGATGATTGATTTAATATTACAGCAGTCGAGGTTCCGTGCGCATCAACTATTGGAAGGTGGTCTCTTAAAGACATAAAGGGCATAGGGACTTGTACTCTATAAACTCCGGAACATATACCTTTCAATATAGAATTCTCGGAATAAGTAGTGGTAAGAGTAGTTGACCAAGGAGGATACAGCACTTGAAAACTGTATGCAACCTCAACCATAGGATGTCCCATTATAACAAAGTCAAAAATAAGAGTGCCTCGCCAATAATTGGCAAATTGCGAAAAGAATCGCAAATAAGTGCAACACTGGTCAGAACCAGTGATGTCTGAAGACTGCCGAGGGGCAGTAGGATTAGAATACAACGTTTTGTCTACGCCAGTATCAATAGTTTGTAAATATTGAGGCTGAGATATCAAATCCATTATTTTCCTAGGGTCAGGAGTGTTGCCCCATTTTCTAAAAATGGGGGTAGTTGAAGGGGGTCCAACTTTAGTAGAATCTCCTATATAAGACATTTGCACGCCTTGAGGATCTTCATAGGTTCCTTTGTCATTGGTATTGACAGAAGGTTCCTGTTCAGATGGTATGAAGGTATTTAATATTTCCTGACCTGCTTTAGTGGCAGCTTGTTCCAAACCGGCCATAGCCATCATACCTAAAGGTTCCATTCCTGATTGACTTTCAAGATCATCAAAAGCAAGTAAGGTGGGATCTATCACGCTAGGTCCACTAAAACGAAGGTTTTTAAAACGAACAAAAACCTTGATTTGAGCTGGAAGCGCCTGTGAAGAAACAAAGTTTGATCCTACATCTACTATAAAAAGGACAGGGGTACCTGGCCATAAATTCTTAGTAGCCGAAGAATCATCTTGCTTTAAAATATACTCTCTAGGCAAATAAGGAACATTATACTGCCAAGGTACATCAAAAACTACATCTTTCGCTTCTCCAAAAGCCATTAATTGACTCTGGGGGGCCAACATTAAATGTTGGCGCGTCATAGCGTTTAACTCATAGTGAGAAGTTATATTACTGAATGGCTGATCGCTCCAAGGTACATGGGGATATATACCACAAATGAAACCACCAGCCAATCCTTTAGGATTAGAAGTAGTCAACCTAAATTCTACAGTATCGTATGCAATTCCTTCGAAAAACTTCAACATATTATTAAACGTAACGGAGTTCTGCATCAATTTTGTCAAATGATACAACTTCAAAGGGGAACTAGCAGGACCATAAGCAAGATAATTGATACCATAACCTTCTGACAAAAGATCATAGCCTCTTAAAGCATAGTCCATATAATCAACAACAACTCTATCATCTCCAATCTCCAGTGCATCCACTGGCAACTCACAAAATTCAACAGGGGCGCCACTCCAATCGGACAAGTCCGTTTGAGTAACTTGCGTAACAACTAAACCATTTTCAACTTTTTCCATCTTAATCTATCTATTCAATACTTTTCATATTGCTTTCTAAGCTAACGCTAATGGGGGACGAATCCCTAGTTTGTGGTGTTAAGGTCTCCACAGACCGTTGATATTTATTGCAAAAGCAATTTAGTATGAACAGGATCGTTCATACTATCATAATTAAATCGACAACGCAACTTGTTCTAGCGAAGGAAATCAACTATCTTCCTAGCTATGACAGCAGCTTCATTACTAGGGTATTCTCGCAACTCGCGAGCAACGTTATCAAGATTTTGTTGAAGTTGTCCAAGGATGAAAGCAGAATTCGCTTTCTCTCCTTTAGGACATCTAACAAAGTACAATTGAGATATCAAACTATCATAGGCCAAGGGACAGAAAACCTGTCCTTTCTCCATTCTAAAGCCGCGCGATAAGAAATCGCACTCTTCAATAGTTAAAAACTCAATATTGTCACTTTTATCAGTAGCGGTAACGGTAACATTGAAATGGTTTTTAAAACTGTCAATGACAAACTGGGGTGTAAACCAATGACGTCTCAAAGCAACCAAGTTATCATCAGAATATAACTTGATTTTAAGCTCACGAAGAGCAATTATAGGGTCCTCACCTTCAATCTTACATCTTACGATGATAGAAGAAGTGAAGTAGAGGAAGTTGGTTATAGTATTAATGAACGTAGTCAACCAATTTCCTGAAGTATTTTGCCATCCTAAAATGAAACCTTTTCCTCTGTTAAAACGAATGGCATACAGAGTAGCAACCAAAACATATACGGCAAACAAACGATCGAAAGGATCATCAAAACAAATGCTAGCTATATACTCAAAAATAGGTATGATAAACGTCGATACAGTAGACTCAAAGCCTGAAATATCGGTACATACAACTTTTTCTCCTCGAAACAACATCCAAATCAAACGCCATTCAGAGCTTCCTGGATCTATTCCACAAGCCATTGGTGAAACCCAATGAAGAAACTTGGTACGACTAACCACATCGCCCCAAGCCATCTTCATCTGCACATTATCTACAAAATCAGTAATTTTGAAAACTCTAGTTTTCTTGAGAGCAACCCTTTCAGGATCTCTCAATTCATCTTTGAGTTTATCAAAATTGATTTGATATTCGAACTCACCAGCTCGCATTTTCTCTATCCTATGTTCCATAAAAACACAGAATTTTTCGTAATCTTCTCCTTCTTCCGTGAGAATTGAAGATTTTGACAAATTAAGCGACCTAAGCCGCAAACCCTTGGAGGTTTGTTTGTCAAAACGTTTCAGATCTCCATAACTTCCTAAAGCTTCCTGAACGCTCAAAGAACGACAGCCAGTTATATTACAACCAGCAAACAATATATTAACAATTTCTTCCTTATACTCATCAACTGCGTGAACAACACATTGAGAATAATTAACTGGGTATATTAATTGTTCTTTCTTAAGCGCGTTCAAATAAGCTTCATGGGTAAGGTTAGCAGGTATCTTCGGGGGATCCACATCGTTGAATCTAGCTGTAGTAAATACAGTAGGAACAAAAGTTGTAGAATCAGTAGCTTGAGTTATATGGGGGGTAACCATACAATGGGAAGTTAAATCAAAATTATAAGCTTCTCCCTCATCTTGCAGAGCTATTGTAGCTGAAATACTCAGCTGAGCCATTGCAGGATGGGGTGAAGGATTAAGTGTCGAAAATCGATAACAATTCTCATAGGTTAAAGGCGTGGAAACGCCTATAGCAGTTTCAGTTTTACCTGCAGTATGGATTCCTATGAGTTTAGCAACTCCTTTAACAGCTCCATATAAAACGCTACCACAAGCGGATTTAACCGCTCCTCTCCATTTGTAACTTATAAACCTAGGCAAAGTATACCCTCTAAGTCTGTTACTTACGGGAACCGGTCGATTATGCGAACATAAATCCTCAACCACATCCATCGAAGGGGCGGCAACATCTCCACCCACAAAAGTGCTTATCATACCTGAACTTCCAGATACGAAATGATCCAACTCATCTAACGTGATTATATGTTTAATAATTCTAGCATGTTGCCTCACATTAGGTATAGATACGAAAGCAAAATCAGTATCAACATCATTCTCCAACAAAACACAACTCCTCTTATTAACCACATGCAAATGAACATTCGTCATGGGTATATAAGGTACGAGAGTAAACGTCTCGGGCATAGCATCCCAAACGTGGCTATTAAGTACCGCAGTACTTCCTTCCAAAAACAACAAATCAGCAGTTAGACAATTAATAGTTAATATTGCGTACTGATTTTGCTTTATTTTATTTGCAGCAGCACTAGTAGTACCCATCTGGGCACTAAGTTTGGATTTATCCTGTCTTGAGCGAATTACTCGTTCTATATTGAAGCGGTCTGCAGTGCTAGTATTTTGAGTCCTAGCAGTCTGAGCTCTAAGCTCCTGCTTCTTATTCTCCAATATTATCTCTTCTTCACGAATCTCTAATTCATCAGACATAGTAGTACGCCTAAACATACGCTTAAGTCCAACAATAAGAGTAGCAAGGGAGCCCACTAACAAAGTGAGAACTCCTGTTGCTATTCCAACTTCAACGAGGACAGAAGTCCAATTCCATCCTTTATCTTCAAACTCAGTATTCATTTCATCAGATATTGGGATACCTAACAAAGGGGGCAAAACAGAATAGACAGTATGTAAAACCTCCGTGACTTGTCGATCTATTTCATCTTCAGTCATCTTGGCATTAGCTTTCTTACATTTTGCAACGTATTCAGCTCTATTAGGATTTGCCAAGGGGGACAATATATCACGAAACAAATCTAACTCAATATCTCCCATATCAATCCGATAATTGTCAACTTCTCCAGCAGATTGTACGATGAGAAATTCTACATTTTGAGGACAATCTCCATTGAGAAAATTCTCACAGAACTTAGCCACAATCTCTCTCAAAACACCTCCGAACTTCCTATTAGAATAAAAACTCATAGTGTAAGCAGCACAAGTAAATAAATCGATGCACACACGAATGCGATCATCAAAATAATTATTGGCCATAAGAAGTTCAGCTATAAGAGCATAAACATTATTATCACTCGAAAGGTCATAACTATCTATAATTGTTTTGTTATATTTATATTTTGTTGATAGTATTTTGTAACCTCGCTTGAGATAATTATCAGCAGCAATCCTCCAGGCTAAAGAAGGGGCACCATCGGGACGAGTATGTCCTGAGGACAGACATATTTGAGTATTGTACACAGCTCGAGCTCTTTCAGCACAAGCCTTAGCAATATACTCATATATGTTCATCTTGGCGCACAACCTAGAACCAAATACTCCTCCACCTTGAGATTCAAAACTAAATATATCTTCATCAGAAGACTCAAGTTTTGGAGTAATTATGTAGCCCAACTCATCATGATAAGTAACTTCTTCAGTTCGCAAATCTGGCACTCGCCAGAGATGAGTATCTACATCCATTCCAAAAGAATCCCAACCACAAATGCAGTAGGAATAAACACCTATGTTGTCGTCCCAGGTATGATAATAAACTTCAATAAACTCAGCATCATCCCAGTCAACAACAGTTTTAAGAAACTCTTCTAACGTTTGGTGATTGGCATATGCAATTGCTTCCTTAAGGTCCATAAGACCAAGGTCAGCAATCATGCCCAACCAAGCATAGTCTCTTCGTGTACTCTCTCCTTCAAGATAAACGCGATTATCTATATTAGCAAGGATTTGATCCTGAGGACCTCCTCCTTGCGACTCTAACTTAACTTTTCGCGCGTTATTTCTTCTAATCTCTCCTCTCTTATTTTGAGCATTATCTCTACGTTTTTGCTCACTATTGGTAACATAACCACCAGGAACAGCCTTATCTCCTTTCGGGGGCTTGGTATTATTCCTGGCATTATTAGCATTGACTCTCTTCTTGTATGCAACTTGGTTTTGCATACTAGTTTTCATAATATTACCACGAGTACTAATATCCATTCCAGGATACAAACGTCTAAAATCAGCTCGAAAATCTCCATATTGAGCGGCCCTCATGTGAGGTACACTCTCTCTCCAACATTGTTGGTCAATAGCAGGAGTAACATTTTTCTTTGGCATGTTAATAATGCATTGATAGCATTGATGCCAAGCTTTATACATAAGAGAAAAGAATCTCTTGTAATTACTCCAATCACGCTGTGACATGTCTGACCTATTGCTAGGTAAGGTACGCGTGGAACGCCAATTTCTAAAAGTGGCAGCAGCGTCTTCAAACTCCAAAAAGTAGTACCAGGGATTACCTGGATTCAGAGGTTGCGGGAACCAATCAAGCATTAAGACATCTTTACGATATACTTCGTGCCTCAATAATTCCAACAATCCTCCTCGAGAAGCTTTCATACACTGCCAGCCAGACAAACGCGGGTTTGTAAGGTTAGCAAGTTCTTTAGCAAAATGGAATATCAAATCACATCTTGCACTAAGTTGCTCTCTAGATAATGGTTCACCTTTACTATCAACATTAGGGATGCCAACAGTATTTCCAGATTGGGATTCAATTTTCAACGAATCCAACTTGTGAACCATATCTTTCAAGGCGGCATTGGAACCAACCTTAATATCCTCAGCAACTTTCTCAACTCCTTCAGTCATCTGTCTCATCAAGACAGTTAAACTTTGAACGCCTGAGCGTTCCTTCTTCTTTCCATCTACGTCAGATAAAACCTGAACTTCAGGCTCCACTAACGAGGTATTGAGTTTCTCATATATAGTTGAGAAAGCTTCAGAACATTTATGAAACGTTCTCTCCCAACTCTTAGTCATAGGAGTGACTAGATTTTCTTCAAAGAAAGATATCAAAGGGGCTTTTTGCATAGCTCGAGCCTCTTTAATACACGAAACAAATACACCTACTCCGTCTGGAACTTGAACTGTATCCAAATGTGATAATTTAAAACAATTTTCCAGGAATTCAGTGTCATCGACAAACAATTTGTCGGCATGTTGTATAGAGTAAAGATAAATCCTCTCTATATAAACCATGGATACCATATAGGCAACCTGAGTATAACTAAAGGCCTTAGAACTAGTTATGCGATAAGCATTAAAAACCTTTTGTAAGGCTAAACTAGGAGTAACAGGACTAGTAATTATACTAATCATATCCTGGGTAGGAATAAAACGTGCATGTTCATAAGGGTTATACTGCTCCCCATTGGGAACAGTTCCTCG